AGATCGTATATCAACTACACATGGGATATCTTGTGGGCCAATAGAAGTACTAAAAACTCTTTCACGCGTATCTTCAATGATTACGCAAGGGGGGAAACGTGACGGAGCTAACATGGCGGTTATGGACGTACACCACCCGGATATTTTAGAGTTTATTGATTGTAAGTCCGTTGAGGGGGATATACATAATTTTAATATTTCGGTAGGAGTCACCGATGATTTTATGCGAGCGGTAAAAGCAGGAGTGCATTATCCCCTAATCAACCCACGCTCTAACGAAATGGTGGGGGAACTTGATGCCAGAGAAGTATTTAGTAAAATGGTATATGGTGCTTGGCGTAATGGAGAACCCGGTATCGTATTTTTAGATGCCATAAATGCCGATAACCGTGTGATTAAGAAGTACGGTCGTATAATTGCTACCAATCCCTGTGGAGAGCAACCTCTACTAGGTAATGAATCATGTAATTTGGGGTCGGTAAACCTAGCTAATTTCTTTAAGCCACAATCGTCGTCCGATTCCTCTTCCTCAGAACCATCTTTAGATTGGAAAATTAGTATGGATTGGTTTAGACTAGATAAAACAGTACGTATGTCAGTTAGGTTTTTAGATAATATAATTGATGCTAATTATTATGCGACTCCTGATATTGAAGAAATGTCAAAAGCAACAAGAAAAATTGGTCTAGGTGTTATGGGGTTTGCCGACCTGTTAATTCAATTACGCATTGGGTATAATACAGATATAGGTAGGTATATAGGTACCCATATAATGGGTTTTATACAAGATATTGCTGATAACGAATCTATGCGCCTAGCTAAATCACGGGGTGTATTCCCAGCATGGAGCAGCAGTAGTTATGCCAAATCCGATTATAAATTAAGGAATGCTTGTAGACTCACAGTTGCTCCAACAGGGACGATCTCTATGCTAGCAGATACGTCTAGTGGTATCGAACCGACGTTCGCATTGGTATGGAAGAAGATGAATATTTTAGAGGGGGAAACTCTTCATTATGTAAATAAATATTTCGAGAAAGATGCGAAAGAATATAATTTTTATTCAAATGAATTAATGGATTATATTTCTAACGGTGGGTCTATTCAAACCAGAGACGATGTTCCAGAGTGGGTAAAAGAGGTTTATGTGACAGCGGGAGATATTACTCCAGAAGCGCATGTGTTAATGCAAGCTTCTTTTCAACAATACTGTGACTCAGGAATCTCTAAGACTATTAATTTTGCGAATGAAGCAGATATTGAGGATGTATACACAGCTTATATGCTTGCGTGGGAAGAAGGGTGTAAAGGGATAACTGTTTATAGGTCAGGTAGTCGGGTAAAGGAGGTGCTTGTGAAAGCAGATAACCCCGCAAAAACCTCAAATACTAATCTTCAATTAGATTTTTTGAATGTTGTGGAGAAATCAGTCGTAGTTGCGAGTGAAGAATGTTGTGATTCCCCTTATCACGTTGAGGAAAGTGGTTGCGTAACTTGTAAGTCGTGCGGGTGGTCTAAGTGCCATGTTGCTTAAAATTGTGTAGTTCTAGTATAATAAGAAGAGACAAGAATAAGGAGTAAGTAGTATGGCTATAGGTAATATGTTAAGAGAGCGTGGAGAACAATATGTAGCTAACCAAGATGAGACGGGAACTTGGCGCATCTTGGATACTTGGAATGACGCACTAAAGGTTCTGGAACCCGATGAAGATGTACCTGATTCCAGTCCCGCAGTAACAGTTATGAGTGAAGGAGCTTTTCTAGCTCTGATGAAAGAAGCGTCTAGGTTAGGAGTTTTAGAGAATGCTTCGTCACTTTTAGGTAATGAAGAACTAAATACTAAAATTAGAGAATTACAAGAACATATAGTAAACCTACAATCTGAAAAAGAAGAACTTATGGTACAAACTAGAAGAAGTGATACGTTTGAACTAAAACATGAAGCCATGGGAGCGGTGTTAAAACTAGCTGCTATGGGGGATATGGGCGAAATACTCAAGGATTAATATATGAAACTAGGTGACTATTTACCGGAGGTTCCTGAACTTGTAAAAGGTTTAGGGGACATTCATAATACTTTAGAATGGCTAAATCTTAGCAAGGGGTATAATGATTCTGCTGCTTCGACTGCATCAGGGAGAACGCCTACTCTAGGAATTGAGACAGTTGTGAATGGTTGGATACGCAACCAGATGGCGTATCGGAAACAACTTATTCAAGATATACAAACTATAGCAATGCAGGTAGAGGAAATCAGAGCACCTCTCCACCATATAACTAATGAAGTGTTCAGGAGAGGTATAAAACTGATTCCGGATACGGAGAATCCCGATCATGGTGAAGTAGAACGGCTAAAGAAATATCTAACCGATTGTAATATTTTTGATCAAAGTTTGGAACAGGTGCTCCGACAGGTGCATTTCGATCTAAACTCTACAGATGATGCATTCGTTTATCTGGTAAAAGATTACTTTATAGATAAGAAAGATAAATCTATAAAATCTAAAGTTAGAGAGATACGTAGATTAAATCCAGCCCTTATTGAATTTGATCTAGACAACAAAGGTGTACCTAAGCATTCCCACTGGGTTTGTCCTGTCGATAGGAACGATGTTTCTGAATCAGAAGGTAACTGTTCTAAAGGGCACAAAAGATTACCTGTTATGTATAGGTATCGGCACAGGGAAACCAATATTTATCTCTTTAATGATGAGGTAATTCATGTATCAAAGTTTTCTCCATCGGAAACTTATGGGTGGTCTCCTATATTAACAATATTTGAAAAAGCTCTTACCCTTATAGGAATGGATAAGAACTTATATCGTTATTTCTTTGAGCGTAAGATGCCCTCTTCCATGTTGCTGGTACATACCGATGATCCAGAGAGTTTGCGTAGAGAACGAGCTAATTTAGCCGCAAATGTGAAAGCAGACCCTAACTTTATACCTATGGTAGCGGTATCAAGTCGTAACCAAAGAGGTAGGGTAGATATGGTACGGTTGTTCCACACCCTTCAGGAAATGGATTATCTTCCGGTGCGACAGGAGATTAGAGAGCGTGTATCAGCTATGTGGGGTGTTACTCCTGCATGGCAGGGTGCTCCGGAAGCTTTCGGCGGGTTGTCAACACAGACTCAACAATTAGTAGTTATGAGTAGGGTTGTGGAAGGAGACCAACGTATCTTCCATGAGAAAATATTCCCCGCTATTTTAGACGCATTTAATGTCACGGAATGGAAATTAGAACTTCCGAACCCAGAAGAAAAGGCTGAAGCCACTAGAATTAGTTTTGCGTTGCAGCGTACTCAACTGGCTGCACAGTTAGCTCAGTTAGGATATGATGTAAATCTAAAGGATTCAAAGGTAGATGTAGAAGAAGCTCGCTTCATAGTTTCCGGTGAGCCTAAGATGGTAGAAGCTCAAACTAAACAGATGGAGCAGATGGTTGAAATGCAGGATCAGCAGATGGAGCAGATGGGGCAACAAGCAGAAATGGCACAACAACAGGCAGCTATGGGTGGAGAAGCAGGGGGTGAAGAAGGACAACAGATGTCTCCTGATTTGGCCCAATTACTTCAACAGCAATCCGAAGATCAGCCCCTCTTTAAAATTAAGCCTCCTCCGCATAAACGAAAACATGGGGGAAGATGGCAAGGAATTACTCCCAGTAATAGAGATTTGGCTGTTCAGGATGAGACAGATAAATTAGGGGAGAGAACCCAGAAGTTCTTTGACACCTTCGCTACTAAATCTTGGATGCAGGATTTGGTAGACCAAGGATACCCGGCCCCTCTGATTAAAGAGTTGTCTGACGACGGTACGAAATTATGGTTCTCTCAGAATGAGTCCCAGTATGTAGCTTTCTTGGATGATGGTCGGTTGTCTAGGGTAGAAAAAGCCACATTCGCAAGACCTCCTGAACCTGTTAAAACTGAAATTACTTCGTCTAGTCCAGTACTTGAGGATATTTTAAACGATGGGTAGTACACAAGATTTACGAAAGTTTATTAAGATTAGTAAAATTCGACCGCCGAATCAAAGTCCACACGAGGCTCAAGAGGAAGATAGAAGGCTGAGTGATGAAGAAATGAGAGAAGCTGCTGTTAAAGCTATAGAAGAAGCTAGAAAAAAAGGTAGTGCTCCTTCAACTTCTTCTACACAAGAAGAGTCTAAGCCACCTGAGAAAAAGAGTGAGGAAATACCTATGATGCAGAAAGAGGGTGATGGCGGAGGCGGAGGTTTAGCTGGTGGAGGGACAGTAGCAGTTTCCTCAGACCCCGGAGTATTTACCGATACCTTTGGTGGAGGAGCTAAACGACGCTTAGGAATGCAGCCTAAGAAAAAGAAGAAAGACAAGAAAGATAAGACTGTAACTTCCGGAGTTACAAAGGTGGATCGGTTCCTAAGGGGTGAAGAAGTTAATCAATCTAGGAAGTCAGTACAAGATTTTGCTAAATGGGTAGTAAATGAAGCACGAGTGAGCATGATTCAATTAGATGCAAAACCTGAGAATGTAAATACTAATGATATAAATGAACCTCCCGTAGTCGCTAGTAAGAAAAGTGGTACCCCTAGAAATCCCTACGGTAGGCGTGGGAAGCAGGGACTGGCACCCGGACAGCAAGGGTACACAAGACCTCAATTCAGCCACCACTTTAATAAGATGGAGGCAATCTCGAAAATGCTAGAGTCTAACCCATCCGTATTGTCATTATTGAAAGCCCTTGACACCGATGTTCCCATAGGAGTACACTAGTAGGAGATTAGACAAGCTTAGTTAGGGAGGAATTTATGATTCCAGAAATTGCGAAGTCAGAGCTTATACGCAAAAGACAAGCAGGGCAGACATGGACAAGTATGGCTAGGTGGCTAGTCGAAGAATACGGTATCGAACTTCATAGGTCTACTATACAACGATGGTACGATAGGGAAATTCTGGATTTCGATTCTATTCTAGATGAAGCTGCTGCTAACATGGCAGATGTAATTGCTCCAGAAGAAGAGGAAGATTTAATCAAGGATAGAATTCGTTTAGATAAACGACTTATAACGTTCAAATCCGAAGCAACTTATTATAAGAAATTGTATGAGCGATCAATCAAAGACTCTACCAAATCTGAAGTATTAGTAGACACAATCAAACGATATGTAACTCCCTTCAAAGCAGCTAAACAATATCCTACCAGAAAGCCGGGGGCCGGGAAAAGAGGAAGGTCAACCCAAGTAATGGTCGCACCTCTAACAGATACTCATGTGGGAGATAATGTTAGCCGAGAGCAGACTATAGGATTAAATGAATATGATATAGAGTTATTTAGTCGTAGGATGTGGGGATGGGCAAATCAAGTATTGAGTCTTGCTGAATACCGTAGAAATATATGCGGAGTAGATGAATTAGTTATCCCCATGCTTGGAGATATGATTTCCGGGGATATACATGAGGAATTAGCACGAACCAATGTTGATAATTGCATGATGCAGATGATGTATGGTGCCAAGATAATTAGTCAAGCGTTGATGTTCTTAGCCCCTCACTTCGATAAAATCAGAGTTCCTTGTGTCGTAGGAAACCACGGACGCATGACAAGAAAGATTCCATCTAAAGATCGCTACATGGACTGGGATTACATGCTATACCAATGGGTTGCAACCTTCGTTTCAAAGCAATCGAATATAGTTTTTGAGATTCCTAAGTCACCTAGTCATGTAAGTAACATCGCTAACCGTAATATTCTTATGATGCATGGAGATGCTATTGGAGGGGGAGGTGCAACAGCCACCATTTTACGAACAGTTACTGCACTACGATCTGTACTGCAATATAAGACTCAACTATTAGTTGACGACGAGTTCAATGTATCCTCTTCCTTTGATGATGTATTATTGGGGCACTTCCACAGGGTGGATGAGATAGATATTGGTACAGGAAGTTTGCATATTTGCGGTACAATGAAGGGAGGGGATGAATTTACCATAAGTCGCCTCAATGTTATTACAAAACCTAAGCAGATAGTATTGTATTTCCATCCACAGTATGGTCAGGTGGGTAAAGAAGTAATCTATCTTGATAGATATGATGAGGAAGAATCCGAGTTCGAGTTAGAATTACCAGAAGTTTGGGGGACTTAGACATATGCCAATGAATCTTGCGTCTCTGATACGAGCAAGGATAATAAATAACATACGAACTAGGTTACCAGAGTATGATTTGGTAAGATCAGGTAATACTTTAAAACTAACCTTAGAGCAACAATCTGCTCCCCAAGAGTATAATGAAACAAGTACTTCGGCAGAGTGGGTAGACCCATATGTAAAGATGGATAAAAAAACTAATCGTTATCGTAAGGTATTAGGATATTGGAGAGACGTAAAAGCACCTGTGCAAACAGGAAGTATCTCCGGTAAATCCGCATTCTCTCAGCTAGAGCCGAAGGAAAAAATTGAAATATTATTAAAGAAAAGACTATAGAGGGGATATAACATGAACATAGAGGAGATTACGGAGAGTCAGGAGTGGTTAATGGCGAGGCATTCTCGCACCGTAGGGCAGGTGCTTGATGTTATAGAAGCTTCTCTACCTGAGGGAACCCAATGTGAGAAAGTTAAAAAACTTATACAACAACATCTTTATGCTCTTAGAAACGATGTCTTAAAAGTAATTACAAGTGGTAAAGTGTCTGAAAATCTAGAATAATTGTATTTATAGTATGATTTTTTTATAACGTGAGTATAATATACTGAGCAGAGTTTACTGTTCAGTATATTTTTTGTATAAAGTCGGGGGTGGCTTAGACCAACTTTATGTAAAACTACATAATAGGAACCTTTACTGGAGGTTAAGATATGGCAGATAATGGCGATGTAATGGATCAAATCCAAAAACAACTTGAGGGTAATACCCTAGGGTTGACCGCTGTAGCCGATGTGTTACAGAAGATGGAAGCCCGACTTGAAAAAGCAGAAGATTATGAGTATGAGGAAGACCTTCAGCTAGCCGAAGATGAGCAGTACGCTGCTCTTATTAAAGGTGTGGCTGCGGAAGTTATAGCTATGATAAAGTCAGATAACGAGGTTGGCATTGATGTAGAAGAGAAGGTGGTTGGCGGCACCAAGTTGAGTGACGCTGCTGCTGATGACGGTTCTAAGACAGTTAGTAACGCAAAGGGTACTCCTACTGCGGATGCACAGGATACAATCGTTTCTAAGATGGGAGACAAAACTCTCCGGAAAGACCACGATGATAGAGATAGAGATGAGGATGATAGAGATCGTCGGCGTAATAAAGATGATGACGATGACGAATCTGATGAGTTTGTAGGAATGAAAAAGCAACTTGAAGACTTACAGAAACAGGTAATTAGTTATCAAGAAAACCTTAAAAAGTCTACTGATAAGCAAGTTGCTGCGAAACTCGAACGAATGGGATTCCGCGAGGAAAACGGGCTAGCAGCCCCTAAGATCATTCCGGATGAGGCTCTTGGCACAGAGGGTGAAACATTTATATCTAAAGCCGAAACGACTGATGATGTAGTTGAACAGCTTTCTAAGCTTTCTTTCCGCGAACTTCGAACCTTACAAGAGCGAGTGCAGTCAGGTGATACCGAAGGTATTCCTGTTGAACTCCTTTCCTAATAATGGAGGATAAGTAAAAATGGCAATCTCGATTAGTGAATTTATTGCTCAGTCAAATAGAGGTCTAGGTCAGTCTATTCTTGGCCCAGACTATATGGCGAAGCAAACATACCATAGTGTAGATGGTGTAGGTACGAATGTATTTACCGCTACTTATGGTAGGAAAGTCTGGACAGCACTAAACAACCAGACTCGTGTGTTTAATGCGCTTCCCAGAAATATCTGGGGTAGCACAGTTGGTTGGAGGCTCCGTACTGACCGTGGTGATGCAAGGTCACGACCGGTCACAGAGACGGGTTCAATCCCAACCGTGGACGTATCCAACATCGAAGTAGTCTCGTCACTACCACGTATAGTTTCGACGACTTTCGGTGCATCAGTCAAGTCAGTCTTTACGGCTGGTTTGGAAGGTGGTATTGGGGATGTCCTAGCCGTTGAAAGTGAAGCGGCACAGAAGGATCACC